ACGCCTGAACGGCATCAGCAGCCATCGCCACCTCCTTCAATTGTTGAAAATCAGGTCAGTTCGCGGGCAGCCATGGGGCATCAGCGGGACAGGCATCTGACAGGGCGTCCCGCGCCGCCGGAAACCCGCTGATTGCCGCCATCGTCAGCAGCAGCACAATCATCATGAAATTCCGGCGCAAGGCCGCGCGGGTGTTAATCATCTTTCGGCCCCTTGCCGATGCGGCGGCGCAGCAAGTCTTTAACGAACTCACGGTCGGCAAAGAGCGCGGTGATGGTGTCCAAAAGGACCAGCGCGAAGGCCATGATGGCAAGCGCCGCCAGAACTTCCGATCCGCTCGTTATCGGGGCCAGTGTGGGCGAAAGTCCGTAGGAAAGAAAGGCAGAAGCCACGGTCTTTACTGCCCGCCGCGCCACCGGCTCCCGTTCCGCATCACGGCTCATGATATAGAAAATCATGCCGATGATAACCGCCCAATATTCAAGGCTTTTGCCAAACAAGCCTGTCCCCTTAATAGCTATTCAGCCTTTAGTTTGCCTGTAAAAGCGGTGCGCAGACCGCCGGACTTCGTGAAGGTGTGCGTCACCCGGTCAAGGATGAATTCACGGCCATCGACCAGCTGGCGCACCCCCGCATAGATGACAGGCTGGCCCGCCATCAGCGCCGGGCGACCGACGATTGAGCACCCGGTTTCAATCAGACCCCGCATCATTTCGCGGGCTGCGGCCTTGGCGGCGGCGGTTGCCTCTTCTTTTGAACTGTACGGATCGCCCAGCACATGCTCCCCGCTTGCTTCGGGGTCGGCATCCACGACAACCTCCTGCCGCTTCGCGCCCTTGCGGTCCTGCCAATAGGCTTTGACCGTGGCGAACCGGTCCACATCGGTCTCCGAAACCCGGCACGACCCTTCGATGATGGAAGGCACAGACACCAGCGATGGCGGAATGGCCGTGCCGTCCACCGTCTTTCCGGTGCCGCGCTCAAGCCAAAGAAGCGTGCCGTTCTTGATGGTAAACAGCGCCCCGTGGCGCTGCGCCAAACGTTCCAGAAAGTTCAGGTCGGACTCGTCTTGCTGCCCGATCCACTCATAGACATGACCCGACACCGCATCTGAAATCTTGGACTGCAGGCCATAGTCACCGGCCTTTTCTTCCACGATGTCCTTCACGGACGCATCGTCCCAATGCTTGGTTTTGTCTGTCTTCATTTCCGACCGCAGGTCAGCCGAATGACCCCTAACCGTGATCGTGTGGGGCAGGCACGCGAATTCCACCCGGTCGATGATATAGGCCCCGACGAACGCGCCGCTGATGCCGTTCATGATAGTGACCATCACGACCGCCCCGCGCCGAGGCGACTGAAAGTGCGGAGCCGCGTCATTGAACACCAGACCCAGCGTGTCAGACTGGATGCCTTCGCGGTCGGTGATGGTCAGGCTGACAAGCCGATCAAAGAACGCCCCCGACACGGGCACGCCATCGACAGTCACCAGAATGCGCGGATGCGTCATCAGTCCCACAACCTCAATGGCTGGCCAGCCTTATCCTGCACCACCATGTCGGGCAGGGTGATTTCAGTGCCCACCGGCAGCCGGTGGGCCACGTTCTTGATATGCGGGTTCGCTTCGAGCACGCGCTCGACCGCGCCCGCCTGCGCGCCGTATTCGCGCAGGCAAATCAGGTCCAGCGCATCCCCGGCTGAAGTCACGTAAACGCTGGCCATCAGATAATCCCCAGCAGTGAAGGCAGGCTGAACCCTGCACCGATACGCTTCACTTCGATGGTGAAGGCATTCCGGCCCGGCGTGCCGTAGCGGTCATGGAAAGCGCGATCTTCATCGACCTTCTGGACGGCGTGACTACCGAAAATCTTGCCGCCCAAGGACACCAGCATCAGCGGCACCCCGGACTTCGCGGCCAGCCGCACGCCCTCCAATGTGCCAGCCCCGCCGAATTCCTGCGGGAACAGCACACCATTGATGGTCACCACCTCCGTGCGCGGGCCGGTCCACTGCAGGTCGTTCAGCCGCCCCGCAGTTTCGATTTCAGCCCACGTGGTGTCCAACTTGCGCCCAACTCCGGTGTAGCCGAAGCCATGGGCGCGAAACATGAATGGCCCCAAGGCCATGGTCACAGGTCCAGACATGTCACCCCCTTAGTCGGAAAAGCTGGCAGACAGCGTGGCAGAAACCCGCTGGCCGATGCGGTCGGACACAAGGTCCGCGATGGCGTCAGGGTCGGAAACGCCGGACGGCACCTGTACAGTGAAGTTTTCAATCTGCACCGTCACCGCTCCCGGACCGGGCCTCGCAGCCTGCGCCGGCGGCGCCGCAGCAGGGGCCGCAAGCGCCGAACTGGTCAGTATGGCAAGGCTTGCCGCGCGAAGGCCCTGCGCACCGCGATGCAGTCGCGCAAGGTCAGGGTTGCGGCTGATTGGGCGCGGTGCGGATGCGGACAGGTGCGACCGGAGGGCAGACTGCGCCTGCCCGACATTAAGAATGCCGCCCGACTGGCCTGGAACAAACCACTCCGAACGCGGGGTGTTTTCGTTTACCAGATAGGGCAGGCCCGTGCGAACCGAGCCGCCACGGGCGCGGGCACCGGCGGGCTGCGGTGTAACCGTTGCCCCGATTTCAGCGCCCGACGCGGCCCGCAGGTTCGCCAGCATTTGGGCAATCAGGTCATTGGCCCGCTCAACAGACGCCGTGCCGATTTCAGGCGCGACATCTGTTCCATGGATGACCTGAAGGGCCGTGGCCAAATCGCCAGCGCGCCCTTCAGTATTCGACAGCTCTGCTTCCACCTCCCGCAAGTCCCTGCGGCGGGCATCCATGGTTTGCCGCAACGGCATCGCCATGGTGTCAGCCATCGGACCTTGGCCAAGGTTGTCGATTTCACCCTGAATGGCGGCGATTTCATCGCGCAGGCCGGTCGCATAGTCGCGCAGTTCCTGCAGATGTGCAGGGGTTGGGAGCGGGCCGGATTGGGTCACCGAAACAACCGTTTCCGCCGCCGCCTGTTCTGCAGCGGGCAGCTGGTCGAAGCCGGGCGCATCGGTCACGGCGGGCTGCGGCACGGTCACCTCTTCTTCCCCGAAGATATCGTTCCACCAGCGCGGCGGTTCCGGCCAGTCGATGATGCCTGACAGGTCGATTGACCCAACCGCATCAACGATAAGCGATGGTATTGACCTCACCCATTCGATGAAGCTGGCAAATTCAGCTAGCGCGCCATCCCAAAGGCTGACAATGATGTCGCGCCCAAGCTGGAAGACGCCTGAAATCCCTGACGAGATACCGTCGATGATTTTGCCGGTCATTTCAGCGGCGCTGGCTTCAAGTCGGGCCTTTTCTTCATCGTCCAGCACTTCGCGCGAAAACAGGTCGCCCGAAAAGAAGTCTTGGATGGCCGTGACCACATCGCTGATGACATTTCCGATGCCATCGAACGCGGTCTTCACCGCGTCTATGACCGGCGACAGGAATTCCAGCACGGGACTGATGGCCTCCAGCACGGGCTGCAGCCGCTCACCAATAGCCGATGCCACACCGCTGACGATGGAAGAAATCCGGTCCCAATATTTCCACGCGGCCCCGACAGCCGCCACTGCCGCAGCAATGCCAATCCAATACGGCGCGCTGATGGTGCCCACCACGCCGACAAGGGCCGTCAGGCCGGTCGCGACCACGCGCAGTCCCGTGACGCCCGCGATGCCGCGCAGCGCTGCGGTGACCCCGCGCATAGCGCCCGCGCGGCTGCTGGTGAAGGCGGCAAGGCTGGTGCCGATGCGCGCCAGCCCGGAACCACTACGGCCCGCGCGAGTGACACCAGCCGCCAGCGATGCGATTTCGCCGCCAGCGAAGATGGCGCGCGCGCCCAATCCGACCAGACCAAAGCGCAACACGGCCATCGTGCCGATCAACGCGCCCGCAGCCGTCAGGAGTGCGCCGCCAGCAACCGCCAAGCCGCCTACCGCTGCGGCACCGATGACCAGCCACTTGGTCAGCTTCGGATGTTCTTTGGTCCACGCAACCAGCCGCTCGATGACGCCCTGCGACATTTCCAGAAGGTCATTCAGGGGCGGCAGCACCACTTCCCCGATACTGACGCCAAGGCGGGCCATCTGGTTGCGCATCAGCTGAAGGTTGTTTGCGGTGGTCTTCGCCCGTTCCGCGTATTCGCGCTCCGCGCTGCCAAGGTAATCCTGCTCATCGGAAACCAGACCAAGCGACTCCCGCAACAGGTCCAGGTTACTAATCAGCGGCGCAAGAGCGCGGGCTTCATCCCCGAAGAGATCGGACAAAAGCGAGGACCTTAGGTGTGCGGGAACCTCGTTGATCCGCTCCATCACATCCAATGTGGTACCGACAGCATCTTCTTGAAGCCGCTGCGCGACATCAACAGCGCTTAAGCCTAGAGCTTCATAAGCCGACTTTTGGCGTTCGGTAGCGC